GCGGAATCGCGCCTTGCATGGCTCAAGGAACACTACACCATCGCACTCAGGGAAAACGGCCTCAAGAAAGTATCCGGCAACGCCTACACAATCAGCGTTCGGGAAACTGAGGCTGTAGCGGTAACGGCGCAAATGGAAGAACTTCCCGAACTGTACCGCCGCACAAAGACGACAGTGGAGCCGGACAAGCCCACAATCAAAGAAGCCCTCAAAGGCGGATTGACCATCCCCGGCTGCGCTCTGGTGAAGACATACAGCTTGCAAGTACGATAACCACCCCGGCCCGGCTCACCACCGGGCCTTTCTTTTACCATAAGGAGAAAGAGCCATGAGCAGCCCTCTCGACATGCGAACCATGAACAACGGCGGCGTAGTCGAAGCCGTCAACATCGCGCTTGCCAAGGTCGCGGACAACATCGCGGACGTGAACACGCCGCCGGACAAGCCCCGTACCGTCACCCTCAAAATCACATTCAAGCCCGACGAGAGCCGGACGCTGATCGCATCCAAGGCCGTTGTGACGACCAACCTCCAGCCGCAGGAACCGCAGACCATCCCGGTCGTGCTCGACAAGCTCGACGGCGCGCCCATGCTGTTCGAGTCATTCACCGACAACCGCCCCGACCAGTACCGCTTTGACGGCACCATGCCCTCTGAACTCAGGGGGAACGGCAGCGTGACCGTGAACGTAACCCCGTTCAAGAAGGCTGAGGAACATCCCATCAACCAGTAACAAAAGGAAAAAATCACATGGAAATCAACCGTATTGAAGCTGACAGGCACCTCATCGGCGTAGGCCGGGAACTCGAATCCCTTGACGGCAAGGCCAAGGCCACACTTCCCATTCATGCCACGGAAGACGGGATGCGGTTCTACAAGCCTATGCTTGAAGGAGAATGGATTCCTCTCCTTGACGCCGCTCAGGGCACGCTCAACGTGGGCACCTTGCAGGCCGTGGTGGACTACATCAACCAGAACCCCGACGGGATGGACCTCAGCAAGATCCTTGTCCACGTTTGTGATGTGACTACCGTGAAAGTCATGTCCATCCCTTTTGGGGGCTGGAAGCAGCGCACCACGTACATGCGGGCCGACGCCGTCGTCCCTGCCCACCGTTTCGGAAGCTGGACCTCGCCCGACGAGTTTGTCCCCTATCTCCAGTCCTGCTTTGTCCCCTCGGACGATCTCGACG